ATACATAGGGTACAGATAGTATACGACGTAACTCATCTAGTTCCACAGAGGTTAAAAGTCAAAGTCGTCTACATCGACGCTAGGCGTAGACACTACAGGACTACCACCGTTACTGGCCTCATACTTGTGGTCTGGCCACATTTTAGCAGGATCGTTTTTGTCCTGCTTGTACTTAGCTGAAACTTTTAACACGCTCCGGTGATTCACTACAGTTTCTGACAGTTGTTCGTCAGACAATTCGCTCTCTAGTACGTCTATTGTAAGGCCCACTAACTCTAAGTAGTGGAACGTACGAGCATCAATCTTTGGGTAGTTCTCTGTCAAGTTCCAGTTGTCCCAGAAAGTTCTATCTTTATCTGGCCCATCAATAACTTTAAACATGACACCCCACCGTGGCAAGTCGCTGCGGGTAAAGCTACTACGTACCATAGTTGCTGTCACATTGTAATCTTCGCCGTCTTTTGGCTCCCAACGTTCCCCGCTGAAATCCGACAGCCCCTCCTTCTGTGCCTGCTCGTGCAGGTTTCTCAAAGATGTACTCATTTGTTTCCTTCCTTAGTTGTTGGTGTTTCTTGTAGCCCTAACGAGTCCGCTAGTTCTATGTCTAATATTAAAGGCATCACTACCAAGCCAACATTTTTGACTTGTAGTATAGCCTCTACTGTACAGATCTCTCCGAGATCTGAAAAGTTCTCATTCGTCCCCCTCCAAACATGTGCCCCAACCATTATAGCTGGTATCATTACGGGAGCGTCCTCTAAAAAAGCTGCTAATTCTGCTCCATCAACAGTCACTACTTTTTCTTCATCCATCTACAACGGCCTCCGCTATCGGGGTGTTTACTACTGCAATCATCTTACGCACATCAGGGTTTACAATCTCTGAGCCGTAAGTTACCTGTAAGTTATGTAGCCTGCACTTAGCTACTGCCGATGTGTTAGGCGTAATCTGAAGCACACGTACTTCCTGCTGCTTCTCATCTCGTGCTATTCGTAGGTACCCTACGACATCATAAAATCCAGTGACCACCTTACGAGATCCTCCTTCTAGTAGCGGCTTATGAGGTATAAGCTCGTCATCACTGCCACACACTAGCACAACGTTTACACGTTTAGCTGAAGTTGGTCTAGTAAAATCTCGTAGCTCACGAAACAGCAGTCCCATATTATTTTTTAAACGTCCCCATGCTTGGTGCTGGAACACTGCGTTAGGGTCATACTGTCCATCAGGGCTAGCTACCACACGCTTTAGCTGGTCTTGTAGTTCGTGCACACTGTCTATAATTATTGATTCAAACGGGTGCTCACCAGAACGAAGAATGTGCATTACATCTTCCACTACACTCCACTCATTAACGTCTACAATAACTGACGTTTCTTTGTCAAGCCCTTCAGGTAGCGGGTCACGTGGGTTCCATAGTATGTGCTTGCCTTCGGTGTCATGGTACCCCCCTTCAGTATCAAGTACTAGGCGAGGTGCTGGAGCAGTAGCTGATAGCCACGACTTTCCTGCTCCCCACCAACCGTGTATAAACATGCTGATACGGCGGTAATCTTTAGTTGCCATGAGGTTCTTCCTCCTTTAGTTGGTACTCCGTCTGGAGTACATCGGTATAATCTTCGCCTTCTTCTACCATACTGCACACGTCCACGAAATCACAACCCCATGTGCAAGTATTATCAGGATTAGGGTACAGATATGCACTACTTATATCCACAGAACTTTCATGAGCGTTGAAATGCTCAGTACAGATCGTGCGCAAATAATTCCACCACATAGCTAACGCCTCTTCCGTGACACGTATCCTGTTTCTCTGCACGTAAGGTGGCTTAGCACGTACGGTACGTTTGTTACGCTTAACAATATTATGCTCCATGTACTCCACTGGAAAGTCGTTATCGTGTAGGACGACAGCATAGGTCATTAATTGAAAGTCATTAGTTGAGGTGTTAAAGAAAGCCGATGAGGTCTTATGGTCTTGACCTATCAATGGCGACCCGTACAACGCTTCATCTTTATACACATGGTCTACCTGACAAGACACCTTATAACGGACATCATCACTAACAGGGATAGCTAACGTGTGCATACGTTTCTCCACAGCTACGGTAGTCTGCCCTATGTCCATCCCTGACTCTTCCATTTCTGACACGTAGGTGTCATACATTACTTGTGACGTAGCTACATCATCAGGATTAAAGTTGTTATCCAACTCAACAGATTTCTCGTGGCCATAGTACTCGGCCATCAGCCCGTGAAAATGAGTGCCCACTCCACGTACATCTTTGTCCTTTGTTGGCTTGATCCAGCCCTCTGTGTACTGCCAGTAAGCTGCTCGTCTACAACGAAGCCACCTCTTAAGTTCAGATTGACGAACTATTATTTCTTGCACGCTCTTCTTTCCTTCCGTAGCAATACGTCTTCCATGCTTCTCTACACGCAGCGCATGTAGACTTGTTTCGTCTACGCTCTTGTTTGTACCCATGCCACGTCCCATGAGCTATTGGTTTTATATTCATATCTCTCCTCGCATAGCCGCTTTAACCCACTGAGGGTCACGGACTAGTCGTTGTAGTTGTACTTCTTTCTCTCGGCACACAGCGTGTACTGATTCGTCTACTGTATCTTTAGAAATAAGAGTGATTATCTCCACGTTATTTTCTTGTCCAATACGATGTATACGATCATGAGATTGTTTGTTAGCTGTATTGCTCCAGCTTTCCTGCGCCATCACTAGACGGTTAGCTGCTGTCAATGTGATTCCTTCCGCTCCTGCTCCTGTTGTAGCTAAGAGTATATCTAGTGCGCCTTGTTGAAACAACTCCACATTGTCACTTCTTGTTTGCGGTAATTGTTTTCCTGTAATTAAGCCCGTCTTATACGTAGGTGACAACTGACTGTCAAGAAACTCTATTAGCTTTCTGCTCTCAGCGTATATAACTATCGGTGTTCCCCCTTCTTCCAGTATGTCTTGCACTGCTATAAGCTTATTACTAGGAGCTTTTAACGCCACAACCTGCCCGTCAACAACCTCAGCAAACGCTGACGCAAGATACCGCAACCGCCCTAACATCACTAAAGGGTCAACAGAAACCATGTAGCCTCCGTCTACCTCAGCTATCATATGCTTCATCATAGATTTGTACGCTGTCGCTTGCTTACTAGTCATAGGTACTCTAATCTCAGTAAACGTTTTATCAGGTAGTTGGGGCAGCACCTCTTTCTTAGTTCTCCGTAACATACGAGGCTGCAAGAACGTATCAAGTTCCGGCAACTGAGATGCTAACAAACCTCTGTTCTCCAAGCCACCATGCCACCCTGCCTGCACATTACAATACCGCTGCCTAAAACGAGAGCGAGAAGACCACTCGTTAGGGGAAACAAACCTCATGATAGACCACAAGTCATCAGGGTTATTCATAATAGGTGTGCCAGTCAACGCATAACGAAACTTAGCGTTAGCGCTAACACCCCACAACGCACGAGTCTGCTTAGCCTTTGGTTCCTTAGCACGATGAACTTCATCAGCTATCACAGTGCCCCAGTTAATGTAGTTTAACTCCTTAAGAGCAGACTCTTTCTCCGACAACACCGAGTTACCGAACGACGCCATCTTTGAATGTAGACGTAAGGACTCATAGTTAATAATGACAGCGTAGTCCCCATCAATATCTTCCACACTACTAATAGCTTTAGCTCGTTGAACAGCGGAGCCTTCCACGACAACGGCAGTAGCGTCGGTCCACTTCTCTAACTCTTCTGCCCACTTGTGCTTCATAGAGTTGGTGCACACCACCAGTAATGGGAAGCCCTCAATAAGCTTGACAGCTATTAAAGCCTGTATAGTTTTCCCCGTACCCATCTCATCAGCTAACAAAACCTGCTCGCCTAAACCAAGAAAACGTACGCCTGCGTTCTGAAACGGATACAGGTCTGGCTCTGACACTATGATGTCATACTTTGTCTTAGCTGCTTCTTGCTTGGCAGCCAACATCTCTAGCCGAAGTTCAACACGTAACGCACTGTCCGCTACACTAAGGCCCATGCCCGCCAGCTTACGTATAGCAGAAAACTGAACCAGTGTAGCAGGAGATTCCCATACCCCTCTGCTTCTCATATAACGAGTGCCGACCACTTGCTTTAACAAGTGAGTATCAGCGGGGCCAGCATCAATTATTAACTTGTCGTCTACTGCCTGTAACCTAATCACAACAGCACCTTGGCTAACTTAGGTATAAGAGTGGCGTTAAATATCTCAGGGTACGAAGACCGCACCGCTACCAGCATGTGACGGGCGGCGTCATTAGCGTGCCCATCAGGTGTACGGTTGTACCAGTCCAGCACCTTAAGCTTATCGTCAGTTGCAAAGGACTTAGCCGCTGCTGCAGTACGCAAAGTAAACGGAACACTGTACTCGTCACACCATATATCCAGCCACCCTATCAAACGCAAAGCGTTGTGATCTTGCGCCATCTTAATAGTCCGTTGCGATATAACAAAGTTCTCGCACACTACTGACAACTTGTAGTCACAAGCGTACACATCCTTAATAAAATCACGCACCTCATATCGAGTCGGGATCTCAGTAACTATTAAATCTTAC